CACGAGTAAAGATTGATCCAACAGAACCATCAAGCGGATCACCGTTCCAGCTTGCTCTAGCAATAGTTGTATCAACAGTTCCAGAACGTAGCGTTACGCCAAATGATGTACCCTCATACCCAATGAATGCACCATTGTTTGCGTCATATATACCGATACGCTGGTACGAGTTAACAACACCAGTAGTAAATGCGGCAGTGAAAAACGCATACTCTTCATGAGCAGGTCTATAGTTACATTTGTATACTGTCTCAGCTCGTGCAGCGCCGTTTACATTTGTACCTGTTCGGTATCGAGCATGGCCGTTGGCAATGGTAGCAGAACCGCCTGCTGCTGTTGTGTTTGTAATAAGATTAGTATCAAACGAATCAAAAAAACTTAACTCAATCTCATTATTGCGACGACCTGTAACACTAACGCCAAGTATGTCGGAGTTAGTTGTTATATTGAAATACAATCCACCAGCTATAGCGGCATTAATGCTTTGTAACGTGTTTTCTGTAGCAAAGTCTGGCGTTGTTAGGTTTTCAGTACCAGCACCACCCCAATCAACAGCCATTACCTGAACTTGTTCGCCACCTTTATCAAGTGTGCGAACAGGTATATCAGTGTTAATGCTGGTAGGTGAGTTAGAGACTGTTACGTTATCTGACACGTTTATGCCTCTTCATCCATGTCGTTAAGCTCAATGCTTGGATTGCCTAGCTCATCCATTGTTACCTTACCAACACGTTTTGCACGCTTTGGAATAACATTATTGATAACTATCGGTTGTGCTTTAGCTGCTTCTTGAGAGCCAGTCTTAATAGAATCCATAGCGATACGAATCTTCTCAAGTTGTTGCTCGGACTCAAGACGACGCTCTTCCATGAGCTTTTCTGACTCAACTAAACGCATACGCATTTGCTCAAGCTCAAGTTTTTGAATCTCGAGTATTTGCGCCATACGATTGCTTTCTTGCGTGATGGCTTGTTTTGACGCTTCTGATTCAGTCATTGCCTGAACCTTAAGCATGTCTACCTGCACACTGTTAGCTTTCACCTGCGCTTCTTGTTGAGAGATTGCGACTTCCTGCTGGCGTATGTACTCATTGAATTGTTGCTTTTGAATCTCGAGCTGAGCCATGAGCTGCTCACGCTGAGCTTTCAATTGCTGTTCTTGGAACGCAAGCATGTTCTTCTCGTGAGCATCAGCCATTTGCATACGAGTTGCCTCGATGCGAGCTTGCGACTCAAGTTGCGCTATTTGCAATCGTCCCTGAACTTCCTGCATGACAGGATCTGGAGGCGGAGGTTGTTTAGCCGCTTCTTCCTTAGCTGTCGCAATTTCACCGATCTGCGCCAAGGCTTTAGTAAATATTCCGTCCAGTTCCTTACCACCTTTAAAGCGTTTAATAACATTTTGGAATAACTCTATAGAGAAGCCTAAAAGTGGTGGGTACTGCTCAATAAGTGAACGCATTTGATTGAAGAACTCGCCAGCCGTCGACATGAGCTGTGCGCTTTCTTGTTGCTCCTGCATCTGGTCAACAGCGACCATTGAGTCAGAAGCAATTCTAATGCGGTATGACAACTTATCGTCATTGCGGTAGAGGCCAATAATCTGTTGCTTTACCTGATCAATTTGCATTTGTGGGTCAGGCTGTGGAACAGGTATAGGCTGTCCATCAGGACCGATTGGAGGAGGCGGAGGAGGTGGTAATACCGCAGCAATAAGCCTATCAGCGTCTCCAACCTCAAAGATTTCTTCTGGATCAAACTGCGACGCAATAATCGTGCCAAGTTTCTCAATTCCGTCTGAGATAAACTTGGTGAACATGTTTTGACGCACAATAAGTCCCATCGAGGACCATGCGTTTTCAAGACGGTTTGCTGTCGCTGACTTGTACTGTTGACTTGTGCCACGAAGAAGATCGGACACTTTTAGTGTTTCATATAGCTGCTGTAAGGCTGTCTGGCGTGCCTGCTGAAGGACTTGAAGAGCGTTGATGTATGGAGTTACATCCATAAACTCTACGCCGTTAGCGAGGCCACCTTTGCCTTTATACGAAGGCCAGTTAATGACTGGCACCATCTTCAGGTCGCCAATGAGCATTTGCTCTACTTGGTTACCAAGACTTGAGTCGTACAAAGCGTTAGTACGAATTGCTTGAGTAACAGCGTGAATACGAGTTGTAAGACGCTCCACCTCAAGGATTTGGTCTTTAACGTGAGCGTAATCAGAAACTGGCAATACAGAATCTGGATCAGTGCTTTGCGCTATAATTGAGCATGGGTAGAAGTCTTCAAACTCAAATGGAGGTTCTGACTCCATGATAATGCCTTCTTCGAGGCTATCGCTGTACCAGAAAACCCTATCAGCTTCTTCACACCATATCTCGTAAACTTCCGCCTTACCTTCAAGCTTTGAATCATCTCGCTGGTAATCACGATTGTTTTTGTCTGGAAAGGAGTCGTACTTAAGCTTATTAGCCGCATCTCCAAAGAGCTTTTCAGCCTGTTCTTGAGTTAGATAAGCACGCTTAGCTCTCCACTCCACTTCCGTTTCATTACGAGCATCTGAGCAAAAGTAGTCGCTATATTGAACTACATCGAGGCATCCATACTCTTCTTTTTTAGACTCGACAGTTATTTTTACCAGCGTGATATTGCCTGGTCCTTGACGAAGTTCTTTGTCTGTAACGTCAAAAGGAGCACCCTTATCGTCCACATACGTGCCGTCTGGAGCTTGAAAGATTGCAATCTCAATCTCTTCATCCTCCAACTCAACTTCATACCTCGCCCAGAGAACCGCACGACCTGTAAGAAGAAACTGTAATGTTGCGTTAGAGCCAACAGTATCGAATGGGAAGTTAACATCCATTTGGTACTGCACGTTGCGCTCGAGGATAGTGGCAGAAAGCTCCTCTATGATTCCACCTGTACGCTTACGGAGTCCTACTTCAGCTTTCGGCGTAGATGAGTAATAAGCAGGGATGAGAGTATTAACGCAATACCACCAACTATTAAGTCTTCGCTCTGTATCGGTAAGTACATTGATTTGCTTCTGTGCGTTATAAACTCTAATTGATTCTTCGGCCATGTCGATAAACGGCTTGGATCGTTCTTTGGCTTTAGTGATCTGTATCTTCCAATAACGACCCGAGTATTTTCTGACTAATGGCTTCATACTTATATCCTTGGCCTACCTGCGTTTGCTCTCATTTGAGCTATATATGCCTGCAACTTCACAACGCCTTTGTTAAATACTTCAGGCGGTTGATTCCACTTGCTGTCGATAAGTCGTTCCTTACACAAGTAGCGTAAAGCGTCACAAGCATGATCGTCACCAGTGCTATCCGCATCTTCTGGCTTTTTCTTGCTCATCGCCAAGGCTGGCAACGTCTCTAACAGGTATGGACAGTTAGCGGTAATATATAACAGAGCAGGCTTAGCCACCAACCTCTGTCTTATTTGGCTCCAACCGGAGGCTCTGTCGTTGTCGGCCATTCTGAAGTTTGGGTGTTTGTATCGTGCAAAGACCGAATGAAACTGGTCTGCGATAGATGGTCCTCCCTGATTGTTGAAGATGGAGGGGTCGGCTGTAGCTTGTACATTCTCACCAGTCGACAAGGAGGCGATTCTATTGGCTTGTTCGACGTTATCAATTCCTTTTCCGTGGAGTTCTCGATAGATAATAATTGCTCCCTTGGGGTAAGGCACTTCATTGCCGTGATCATCTCTTCCAGAACTAACAGCACCCCACACAGCACAGAAAGGACTATGATACCCCCAATCATAACCAAGATAGCGAGGCCAGTGCTTAGGAATGTTAAAAGGCGCAACAATATGCCTACTACTAAACTCAGGAAAGAAAGCTCCCTCATGTATCTCCCAATCACCTTCTAGCCATGCTCGAACTAACTCAGGCGACCCTACCATGTGTAGTCTGCTTATGTACTTAGGGTCTTTTGCAAGGAGGATTTGATTGTCGTGTACCTTGCTTGGAATATAGATGTAATCGAACTTGTCGCCGTTTGGTAACTCTTTCCAAAGGATCTTCTTTCCTAATGGCGCAGGAGCTACAAACATGTTTTTAAGCCACGTGTGACCTACACCACCTGGGTTAAACGTAAGAATGACCTGACCACCACCTTCTCCTCGAAGTGCTCCAAAAAGCTTCCATATTGGTCCTGGGTCAGGAAAGTTACCCGCTTCCTCGACACAGCACATGGTTAAGTTTTGTCCCTGGTACTTTTCTGCGTCATCGTCGTTCGCCAATGGACGAAACCGCAAGCGACCGCCTTTAGGGAAGGTAAACTGCTTCTTTTGGTCCTGCCAGTGAGCTTTTATAGGCAGGTATATCTGTTTGGCTCGCTCGATAAGGTCGTCTGCTTGTGGCAATTCCTTACGGAAGAATATGGCGTTAAAATCGCGTCCCTGACGGTCTTGGTCTACGGCTATCTTACCCAACACCCCATCAGTTTTACCGCCACCACGAGCGCCTCCGTAGCCTATAAGGGTAACAGGACAGTTAACGAGCATCTCCTGGGGTCCAGGTTGAGGACTCCATATAATTTGCTCGTTTGTTTGGATCATTCGGTCTCCTTCGGCGGTTCAGGTAGCGGCATCCAGTGAGAGACCGCTCCTTGATGCATAAGTTTTGGATAATATATTTCCTTCCAAGCCTCGAAAAAATCAGAAGTACATTCCCAGTAATAAAGCGGAAATGCTAATCCACTATCTCTTCGCCGTCCTACAAACTGCGCTTGAAGTTCTGATTGCCACAACAAAGCAAGCTGATCGTATTCCGGCAGCCGTTCTTTAACACTGATCCATTGAGGTTGTGCGGCTTGGTAGCCAGCGAGGAAGCATCGTTGCATTTGCGGAAACGCCGTAGCAGTAACGCTTGGATTGCGAGCGGTCTCCACGTCTTTTATATACTCCAATGCCAACTGCTCAGGTGTCTTAGTCATATCTTGTCACCATTGATACTCGTCAGCGTTTAAGTATACCTGACAATGCCTTCGCAAATTGTCAGTCAACTTTGCAGGTTGTATCTCTCGATGCGTTGCACGAATAAAACATCGCCAACCAAATTCCGCAGCCGCAGTCCCTCGATGCTGATCAACTTGAGTGAACCTGTGCCATACCCTTGGCTGAACGTACCCGTGTTGAAATTGCGTTAAGGGTCCGTTGCTTAACCATAAATACATTGGAAGATCTAATCTAATTAGATCAAACCTCTGTACGCCATTGACTCTAGGGACATTATCAACGTGCCAGTTGGGTATACACGGATACTGTCTTGGCATGAGCATGTGAACTTTTACATCCCAAGTAAAATGCTCCACATCGTCTGGGAATGTGCCAATGATCTCTTTGAGATCCGGCATAAGTTTGAGCATGGTGCTTACATCCGCTTGATGTACGCCACAATGCTGTTTGCTCCAATCTATATTAGTCATTCATGCCTCCAATGTTTAAGTTAATAATGAGTGAGCTAAACTAGAGAGTCTATCCTAGGGTTGGTTAGTTGGAGTTCTGGGAGCGTTTTCACTAATCCCTATTCTCAATTCTCTTGTTATCCTAGTCGGGTCTTAAGGCGTTAACTGTTCGCAGTTCTGAAAAATAGTCGGACATACCTTGGATTGTCAGTATCCCTAATACTGTCGTGGAATCGAACCACAAAGACATATCTCCGTTGGAGGGAAACTATCCTTATACATTAACAATGTATTGCTCGCCTGAGCTGTAATTGCCATTTTCTAATGACGAACTGCTACGATCATGCGCAAGACCTACCTGATAAAGCACAGGAGCACGCTTGTCCCTAGCCTATAAACTCTCTAACTTAACCCACTCATTACACACCAACTACCTAACTGCGTAGTCAGACATAACAGTCTGGTCTACCTCAATCTCACAGGTCCAGTTAGCTTGCTGAATCGCAGCGTCAACCAACCGCAATTGTCGTGCATGCCAGTCATACTCAGCCGTAACCTGCGACGCTGTAAGCTTAGGAACCTGAGCAATAATATCATCCAAAGACTCAGTAACCTGCCTACGCTGCGCCTTAACCTCAAACAGGTTCTTGTCCTGAATGTGTTTAAGCATATCCACCTTCCCTTGTAGCTCCTTACGGCGCAACAAAGCCTCTGCCAATTTAACTTTCATAATCTCCCCACTTAGTCATAAGTAAACTCTTGCGTAGTGCTCTTTCGTGGTCTGGTTGGTATCAATGGGAAACTTCTTCCCACACCACCTAGCACCACATGAAACCCACCTACAAGAGGTCACTACTATACCTACATGTTTACATTTGGGACAGAGATAATAGTAAAGTTTGTCAGAATTCGTCGGACTCTTCTTCGCCGCTTTCCTCTTCAACAACTGTAACTGGCGCTGGCGTGGCTTGCGTGTCCGTAACATCAATTGTTTCCATAGACGAACTTTGAAGGTACTTTCTAGCGAACTCTTCCCGTGTCAAAGGAACCGCACTAACTACCGTCCTTACCTCACCAACATGCTCAACAACACTCGTCTCATTCCATCCCAACTTCGTCTTACACAAATACATCAACATCGGAACATTCCCAGCCTCAGCCTGCTCCATAGCTAACCCAGCAAGCCTCCTCTGCATGTTAGCCTGACCCTCCAAATACGCCTCGCCATACAACCTATCAAACGAGTCAAACCTCATCTTCAAAAACAACCTAACCGCATTCTTCGATAACCCAAGCCTCGCTAACTCACGAACCTGCTGCGCTACCTCCTCATCAACAAGAGCAGTCGCAGGTACTAGGGATTTGTCTCTTGGTTGGTCTGTCATAACAATGGTTGAATGTATAAATTGGGATTTTTATGAGGAGAAAGAGATGCGGCGTCGCCTCCACTGCACCCGACTTTCAAATTCAAAACCAAAACAAAAACCCTATTAGGTACTTTAGAAACCGTCCGATCCAAATGGAATTGAAATCGTTTTTTCTTTTGGGATGATCTTATTGTCGTGCTAGCGCACGCCACCCTTGTGCGATTTTTAATGCAACCATGTTGCAAGTAACTTATGAACTTATGCGTGATGCTTGAGACTCTCCGGCGGGGAGTAAGACTTTTTTGTTTTGAGTAATCCGTTAGGGTACTATTGGCACTGGTCTTCATGGGTGTAGCAGTGGCAGCGGCAGCGATGGTAACCCGCGACAACGTAGCGACCGCCACAGACCACCACGATCCTAACTGGTAAAACATCGTGCTATGTACACAAACACTAGGCACAGGACTCTATGAGTTTCCCCATCTCATCCCATGACATGCCAGATAGTTGACGTAGCGCACACAGCTCACCTAATCGATATACTTCCTTCTCTCGCTCTCGGTAGTACCAGCTTTGTTCTGATATCCCCACTAAAGCCGCTATATCGCGCGCAGTTAAATCCATTTTCTGGCGTACCTTCAGGTATAGGTTACGTCTATTTCGTTTAATCTCGTGCGGTCTACGCACTGCCAGAAGCCATTTATTACCTATTTTTTCGTGTGTCATGTAAACAAGACTATCCCATACCATATTCTTATAAAATACCCTCTTCTCTGTTTACAGAATTGTGATAGTATCTCTCCAGGCATTTCGCCTATTGGAGATCAAGACTATGACTACACACCGACCTATCCGCGAGATCGCTAGAGACATCAAGCACCACTGGAAATCACCATACTTCGGAGCTGTTCCATACATTCGTGCCATGAGTGAGCTGGAAACCGTGTCAGACAAGTACGGATTAGACCCGGCGTATGAGATTCTTACCTATTTCCTATGCAATGCAGGGAGTTTCAGAGGTGAACACGCACGAACCATCAAGGCTGAAATCAAGTCTATTCTCGGGAGGCAGTAACATGAAAGCACGCAAGAAGATCACTCTCAAATGGTTCACCGACGCCTCGCATGGTTGGCTACGAGTATCACGAAAAAACGCTGAGGAGCTTGGTATTTTAGGCAGCATTACCGGCTACAGTTATGAGTCCGAGAAATACCTATTCTTAGAAGAGGATCGTGATGCCTTGGAAGCGTTGAATGCTCTAAAGAATAGGCCGGACTTGCAGGCCGTTTTCTTGATTGGTTCTCACGCTAAAGAACGCTCTCATGTTCGAAAGTATAATCATTATTGGCAAAGGTTATACTCTACTGTTTACAGAAGGGGGGATAGCCTATACACCAAACTAGACAATGTGGAGGCATTTATCCGTACGCATATCAAGCCTAATTACTCGATACCGAGACCGAGTGACGAGTACCCTTGGGGATTAGAACAATTCTACGACGTTCTGGATACGGCTCGAAACTTCATAAATAGAGCATGGCTGGTATGCGTACCACGATGCAGGAGAGGCGCTCATAGTCACTAACATGCGAGATCGCATGGTGCTCGATAACGCCAAACTATCCGACAAACTATCTATCATTCACGTTAAATAGGGGGACCATGCCACACTATCACTTACTCTCAGACAACCAACTAAAGATGCATAAAAGCCTCGAATTAGGGTACTACAGCGTCATTCTACATCTTGAACCTGCGTATACTTACAAGGGACTAAAAACGTGTCCTTGGCATGGCCAATGCAAAGCCTACTGCCTAGGGAATGGTGACCAGATGAGGTTCGACATCGCTCGAAACGCTCGTATTAGGCGTACTCAATGGCTAGTAGATGAACCAGAAAGCTTTCAGGCCGCTCTAGTTGTGGATATATGCAAGGCACGCAGACATGCGGAGGCACTTGGATTATCGCTCACGGTACGGTTAAACGGTACTAGCGATCTATCGTGGGAAACCATGAGTTTCACTAGTGACGGCAAAACGATCTTTGACCTGTTCCCATTGGTGCAGTTTATCGACTATTCAAAGTCTAGCGATAGGGTACTGTTTACAGAGATTTCAAACTATTCTCTCACCTATTCGAGGAGCGAGAAAAGTACTGAGAGCGAACTACAGGAGCTTGTAAAAGCACGCAAGAATATTGCCGTGGTGTTTAACGTAGCCAAGGGAGATCCGCTCCCCAAGACTTATAAACTAGGGAACAAACGCCTACGGGTTATAGATGGCGACATCTCCGATCTGAGGCATCTTGACCCGAAAGGGGTTGTGGTCGGACTACGTTATAAGCACGCCTACAGTAAGCAAACTCGCAAACGGTTAACGCCTAAATCCGGTTTCGTAATTTTGGGAACAATAGGAGGGTAGAGCAATGTTAGAACTTAAAGCAGTGAGCAACACACCAACAGATCGAACCCTTATATGCGTAGTCAGGTCCGATTATAGTGACGTGGACATACCGTTACGCATTCGAGTCAATCGGGAGAGGGTAGAACTAACGCCAAACCTAGACGGCCTAGAAT